ACCGTTTCTGATACAAGCACGGCAGGCATAAAAAGACTTGTCATAACAAGTTCTTTAATAACAGACGCAAAATCTCCATCATCTTCAAGCATTATAGCCAATATCTTGTGCAACCAATATGACACATTGAGTGCAGATTCTGTGTATCTTAAGCACATTGGAATTGGACTGTCAAGAACAGGAGATTTAACTGCATTTAATCCGAATTTGCAAACGCTTGAGGCTTGGCTCACAGCGATGCAGAACAATTCTTTAGATGTCATTTATGAACTTGCTTCTCCTATTTCGTTCACCATCGACCTAACCGAGATTCTGACACTCTTGGGCGAGAACAATATTTGGGCAGACACAGGAGCAATCGAGGAGTTGATTTATCGCATCAGCAGACAGTAAAAAATCGAAACAAAGCAAAAAGCACTTGGCTTCGGTCGGGTGCTTTTTTATTGGAGGAAAACAGAAATGAAATTCTTTAAATCAAATGAATGGCAGTGGCGGTTGCTCCGCACGATCGTGCAGGGAATCATCGGATTCCTGATCGCAAACATCGACCTGCTGTTCGCAAATTTCAGCATGGACGCTAACACGAAAGCCATCGTTGTGGGAGTGACGATGGCTATTTTATCGCCGATTATGGCAGAAATCGGAAACAAGAACACAGAGGAGAAGTAAATGGACACAGCTATCATCGTCAGCATTATTTCAGGAATATTTACACTTGCAGGAACTATCATCAGCGTGGTCGTTGGATTCAGCAAGGCATCACAGAAAGCGGCGATTCAGCAGGCTGTCACTGACACAAAACTGGAAGCTCTCACGGAAGAAGTGCGCAAGCACAACAACTTTGCGGAACGGCTTCCTGTTGTAGAGGAGCAGATAAAAGTGGCGAATCATCGCATTGCAGACTTGGAGGCAAAAACGAAATAGGAGGTACAAGCATGGCAAAGCAAAAAAGCAGTGAAGTAGTCAAGCGGGCAAAGTATGCAGAACAATGCCGCCCGACTGAATACTGGAATAATTTTAATTATTATGGACACGTTGGCGGGAATTGCGGTCTTGTCCATGAAGATGGCCAGACGCAGTCATTTGACTGCAACAATTTTGTGAAATCGATCATAAATAAACCGGACATCGTCTATTCGCACATCATCTGGGACTACGCCGTCCCGAATACAGTCATTCCAGACGTATCAGAATGGGGACTTCTGTCCCTTTGCACGGAGATCGTATGGGGAGATTTCAGGAATGTTGCTCCAGCAGAAGTCCTTTATATGGCAGGACACATCGGTCTGTTCGTTGGAGAATACGAAGACCCTTCTGGAATTGTAAACGTAATCGAGGCAACAGGCGCAATGGGCGGTGGCGTGTTGAGCAGTTATGTCAGCGCAACAGGCTATCGCTACAACCACAAAGGCGGAACGTGTCTTGGCAGATGGGAAGCTCACGGAAAGCTGACGCCGTATATCGAATATGAGCGTGCTGGTGCATGGATTGAACTGGTCAACGGCGAATGGTGCTACGTTGTCAACGGAAAAGTTGATTACAACTACACAGGACTTGGACAGAATGAAAATGGCTGGTGGTATTGCAAAAACGGAAAAGTCGACTTTACCTTTAACGGCATTGTCCAGAACGAGAATGGCTGGTGGAAAGTCGAAAACGGACAGGTCAATTTCAATTATACTGGCTTGGCTCAAAACGAGAACGGCTGGTGGTATTTAAAGAACGGCAAGGTTGATTTCTATTACAACGGAGTTGTTCAGAATGAATACGGCTGGTGGGTTGTGATCAATGGCAAGGTTGACTTTAAATATCATGGCTTGGCTTCTAACCAGTATGGCTGGTGGTATTGTCGGGACGGCAAGGTCGATTTTGAATATAACGGATTATGCGTAAACCAGAACGGAATCTGGGTGGTGGCAAAAGGCAAGGTCGATTTTGATTTCTCCGGTGATTATGTCTTCTCCGGAAGCACATGGAAGGTCAGCAAAGGCAAAGTTCAATAAGATATTCACGCGGACGGCTGCTTCTTTTTTTATGATTCGTGTGCCTCCGTAAATAACCTTTTTCAGATCACTTGCAGCTGTCCGCTGAATATATACTTTTCTCCTTATTATGGCTCGTCAGTTTCCTCACGGCTGGCGAGCCGCTTTTTTTATGCCATTTGAAAAAGTGTGTCACAGTTTTGTCACAGATAAGCCCGCAAACCCTTATGAATACTGGGCGGACAACTTGACTTTTAATCAAGTTGTCCGGGGTTCGAATCCCCGCACGCTCATGGCAGTAAATAAGCGGTTTTCCTTGAATTACCAGGGAAAACCGCCTTTTTTGTAGGTTCCTATTTTTTGCTATTCTTTGCTATTCTTTTTGATTCCTGTGTCACAGATTTGTCACAGCTGCCAGGTCTTCACGCTCCGGATCAATGTGGCTGTATGTCCGGATGAAGATCTCCTCGGAGTGGCCCAGGAGAGCTGCTGCCTGTTTTGTGGAAATGGATCCACGCTGGCAGAGGTAATAAAGATCGGTGGCTCTCCGGTGCCTGAAGGAATACATCGTCACGCCTGCCAGGAGATTCAGGTTTTTATTTCCGCCTAAAGCTTCATTCCACCGCTTCAGGATCCGTGCAGACATCTTTGTATATGAGCTTTTGGTGTGCTGGGTATTGTCCAGCTTGGTGAATAACAGAAAACCCGTATTTTCGCGGAAATAACGCGCCAGGTGCGGGATTATCACATCCGGAATAGGAATGTCCCTGTTCTTTCCGGTCTTTGTGCTTTTTACATCATCGGATTTGTCTGTCAGTTCCAATGCCTTCGTTATATGGAGAACTTTTCTCCGAATATCGAAGTCGGACGGCTGCAGTGCAAGTGCTTCTGCAGGACGAAGACCAAAGTTCTGGAGGATCATCACGAACATTCTGTCCTGCGGATCCAGTTCTGCCCGATCGAGCGCATCCAGTTCCGCAGTGGTCAGAAGGCGGATGGCCTTGTGCTGTCCCTGCGGAATGACCAGGTTCTCTGCTGGGTTCCGGAGGATGATGCCGTCAGCGACTGCGGTGCGGAATATCTGTCGCAGTGTATCAGCCACGATTTTGGCGATTCTCGGCGTTTTCCATGTGAGGTTTACTAACTCTTGACAGTTTGTTTTTGTGATTGATTTCAGCGGGAATCTGTCCAGATCCGCGCATTTTTTCAGGGCGTTGGCATACATGTTTTTTGTCTGGGTGGATCTGTTTGCCTTGTATGCTGTCATCCATCTTTTTGAATACTCTCCGAACGTAATATCTGACATATTCGGCGTGAGTTGATGCTCCAGCTTCAGTTGTTCTTTCTTCTCTTCATATTCCCGCAGGGAGTTGGCGTGGATCCATTTCCGAATCCGCTTGCCGTTTATATCATAACCCAGGCTTATCTGCTTGTTGTATTTCATCTTATTTCCTCCGGTATTTCTCATTACCTACGAGATCACGAGCATAATCCATAAGCTTTTTGCGTCCTTCTTTGTTCAGATCATAAAGCAGCATTTTCAGCTCGTTCTTTTCTGCCTGAATATCTTCCTCCGGTTCCTGCGGAACATCGAAACCCATCAGCCACATCGGAGAAACCTTCAAGGCTTTGCTCAAAATAAACAGACGCTTGTTTCCTGGCTCTGCTTTTCCGGAAACATAATAGGATAATAACGAACGGCTAATATCAATATCATATTTCTCGGAATAATGTTTGCACTTCTCCAGGATGTCTGCCTGGGTTGCATTATTTTCATCCATCCATTGTTGTAAACGAAGGGCTGTGTTAAAGTCTTTAATTTCTTCTGGCATTGTTTTGCCTCCTTATTTAGAGTATCAAAAATATAGCACACTGTAAAATTATTTTCAACAAAATATTAAATAAATTTGACATTTCCTATTGCAATCTTTTTTCGATTTGTTATAATGACATTGTTGAATGGCATTCAACAAATAAATTTTTAGGAGAATAACATGAAAAAATATTTGGCAATCGGACACTGGAACGATTCGGAAAATATTGTAAGCGTCGCAATGGAAACAACATCAATTAAAAATTTCCGGGACAATTTAGGCGGAAACGGATTCATTCCATTCGTGATTATTTCTGAAAAGAAAATGGAAATCCTTAAAAACATCGATTCATTTGACCTGTTTGATGAAGTAAAAAAAATGACAGGCAATTATAGAAAATGGAACGATATTTGCGATTATATCGAGCAATGCTTCGATATTATGGAAGAAAAATTAGCAAACGCATAAAAGAAAGGAGGGATAGCATTGAACTATAACGAATTACGTGGAAAGATTTATGAGGTTTTTGGCTCGATCAAAAAATTTTCTGAAGCAATGGAGTTATCATATCCTACTGTTTTGGGAAAAATGGCTGGAGCAACGGATTGGACAAAGGCAGAAATGCTGAAGGCCTGCGAGCTTTTAAAAATCAAAGTAAAAGACATTCCTCGCTATTTTTTTGCTCCGAATGTTAAATAGTATTCAACAAGAGAAAGGAGAAAACATGGAAGAGATTAAAACTATTTTTAGCATTGATTATGCGCTGGAAGCTTTAAAAATCCTGGGCGAAAATCCTTATTCAGCATTATGGAGATTGACTGATGATTTTATTGTGAATGGTCATGTGATTTCAGTTAAGCATAGCAATCAACTTATGCAGGTTGTTATTGATGGCAGATATGAGCACATTGGTGGAAATATTCTGATTTACCGCGATAACAAAAAATATGAACCGTTGGAATATGTAAGAGCATTAATTTGTAACGAGTTTAATTAGAGAAAGGAGGAAAAATGAAGAAACTTGAAACAAAACAAAAGAAGCTGACGCAGTACGACCGGATTTATGCCTATGTCAAACTGCATGGATCCATCACACCGATGCAGGCTTATGAGCTTGGAATCACAAAGCTGGCCACCAGGATCAGCGAGATGACCAGATCCGGAGCCTATTCTGTGAAGAAGACACCGGTCAAGATCAATGGCACAAGGTTCATGCAGTACAGCAACATCACAAAGAAACGGAGGCCAAAAAATGAAAGTAAATAAAGATGAAATGCTTGCCACTATCGAATCCGTGATCCGGATGGACAAGAGCCCGATCAAACGCCTGGAATGGGACGAGTTCAAAACCACCGTGAAGATGTTCAACGGCATGGGAAGATGTGTGGAGGCGGTTTACATCGGATCCAGTAGTCCGGTGAACATTATGCTCATTGTTGCAGCAAAAGCATCAGCACTGAAGGGAGGCAGATGATGAAAAAAAGACAGTTGAGGGACTGGGTATACATCGCAATGGCAATAGGTGTGATCCTGGTCGGGATCATCGCAGGCGGCATTATTGATGCCGGAATGTTTTGAAAGCGGTCATGTCCATCGCGGAGCTGGTAGCGGAAGGGTTTCCTGAAGCAGAGCTGCGGGAGATCGCAAAGAGCGAGGACTTTCCAGCGGTTGGATTCCGCGGTGAGAAGAAACGGTCAAAAATTTATTTTTACACAGAGAAATTAAAGAAGCATTTAGAAAGGAGAACAGAATGGCAGTACCAGTGTTAGTAATAGGAAAATCAGGTTCCGGGAAATCAACGGCGATGCGAAACTGCGTTGATAATCCACATTGGAACCTGATCAGCGTCCTGGGGAAGCCTCTCCCGTTCAGGGGAAAGATCCCACAGGTTATCTCTGATGATTATCGCACAATCATGGCCTGTTTGTCAAAGTCAGAGGCAGAAAGCATCGTGATCGATGATGCTGGGTATTTAATCACGAACATGTTTATGAAAGAACACTCCTCAACCGGAGGTGGGAACGGGGTCTTTGCTTTTTATAACAAGATCGCGGACTACTTCTGGAACCTGATTGAGTTCATCCGCAAGCTTCCGGCGGAAAAGATCATTTATGTGATGATGCACGAGGAGCAGAGCGACTTCGGTGACATCAAACCAAAGACGCTCGGAAAGCTGCTGGACGAGAAGGTCTGCGTGGAAGGAATGTTCACGATCGTGTTCCGGAGCATTGAGGAAAACGGCAAATATTATTTTGTCACACAGATGAAAGACGGAGCCGTCAGCAAAAGCCCGTTGGGAATGTTTGAGGATGTCAAGATCGACAACGACCTGAAGGCAGTGGATGACACTATTCGGAAATACTACGAAATCGAGGTGGAGGAATGAGTTACATCATTACGCGCAGACCAACTGAAGAACGGAGGCTCATGACAGAGGAAGTTTATTGCATCCACGACCTTCAGGAAATGGGCGGCAGGATGTTTGGACATCCGATCTGGTGTAAATGGGAAGACAGCGGTTTGCCGAATCACATTCTGACATTCAATCATGCAATGGATGCAGAGGCAAGGATGTCCCAGCTGAAGTATAAGGATCCGGACTGGATCTACAAGGTGGAATTTTATGACAGATGAAGGTGCATATAACTTATTAATCGCAATAACAGAACGAGCCTATAAGGATTACGTCATCGGGCTGAAGCTTATGCGGACGAACTTCCGGAAGAAGACGCATCACGTTGAGCTGATGATGGGATACTACGAAACGGCCCGGATCTTCCTGGAAAACACAGAGATGGGCGACTTCTTAATAGGCAAAGCAGAAATGGAGGTAAAAAACAATGATACAGAAACCAAAGAATTACGACACTATTCAGGTTGGTGGCGGTGAAAGTTTAAAAGCAGGCGGTCACAAATGCGTGATCAAGATGCTGGAGGAAGCAACATCCAGCAAGGGAAATCAGATGCTGATCATCTCATTTGACACGGCAGACGAGGACATTCAGCCGCACTTTTACATGGACAGATACCTGAATGATTCAAGGGACAATAAAAAATGGGGCGGCCGTTTCTATCTTGTGACCGGCGGTGAATACGGTCCGGCAAACCTGAAGCGGTTCTGCACAGCTGTTGAAGATTCAAATGACGGATTCCAGGCATGGGACTTCTCCGGTGCGCTCCGGATGGATGCGTTCAAGAACATGAAGGTCGGCCTGATCTTCCGCAAAGAGGATTACATCGCTGACGATCATCAGCTTCGGACAGCCACAAAGGGATTCAGGTGGTGCAATTATGAGCAGGCTTATGAGCAGAAGGAACCGGAACCGAAAAAGCTGCCACAGAGCGAATCTGCGCTTCAGGCGACCACTCCCGCTGGCGTTGACATGGGATTCCTTAATATCCCTGCTGATGCTCTCGAAAACGAAGGGCTCCCATTCAATTAGGAGGCACAACTATGAACAGCAAACAAAAGGGGAAACGAGGCGAGCTGGAAGTAGCAAAGATCCTGCGGGAACATGGCTTTGATGCCAGACGGACGGCACAGTTCTGCGGGAACACTGGCGATGCTGCAGATGTGGTCGGTCTGGAAGGCTTCCACATTGAAGTGAAGCGAGCCGAAACCACAAAAATCTGGGACTGGATCCAGCAGGCTGAACGGGATCACAAGGCGGACACTGTTCCGCTTGTGGTCTTTCGAAAGAATGGCGAGCGTTGGAAAGTGGTGCTGGATTTCGAGGAGTTCCTAAACATTTTAGAAGGATTCTTGGAAACGGTATAGGAGAAGCAAATGAACAAAGATTCAATGATATATCTTTTTGAATGGGATGAAATGTGCGAAGACCTGACGGATGAAGAATATGGAAAGCTCATTCGTGCGGTCAGTAAATATGCGCAGACAGGTGAAAAATCCACATTCCAAGACAGGATGCTCCGGTCAAATTTCAAGACCATGATCAAAGCAACTGACCGCTTTTCTGCGAAGTATAAAGAGATATGTGAAAAGAACAGGGAGAACGGAAAACGTGGAGGAAGACCTAAAGCAGAAAAACCGAACGGTTTTTCCGAAAACCCAAAAAAAGCGAACGGTTTTTTTCAAAACCCTCCTGAACGTGAACGTGATCCTGATCCTGAACGTGGTCGTGGTCGTGAACGTGATCGTGAGGCAGTTGCGGCTCCGCCGCGCACCACACTCACCACCACCACATCGGAGGAGATCGTTTCTTCCTGGAACGATGTTCCATGCACGAATGACATCAGCTCTGCCCTCTTTCCGGACCAGCGCAGGGACCGCACCGAAATGGCTATGGCCATCTGCGGAGGCTTGGTGCAGTTCCTGCAGCTGATCTCCGGGCTGGAGGCGCAGGCATATTTCAAGGACCGTGATGTGGACTATGACTGGTTTGTGGAGCCGAAGAACTTCCAGAACATCCTGGAAGGCAAGTACAAGGAACCGCGCAAAAAGAAGAAGGAGGGATGGGAGTGACCAGAGAAGAAATAAAAGACTTTCTGATCGAGATCAAATCATTCTATCCGCGGTTTGCGCTGGTGGATCCGGATGACTACACCGTCCGCACACAGACGCTGGATGCCTGGTATGACATGATCGGGTTCCGCGATAAAGAGGAATGCAAACGGATCCTGCAGGCGCACATCGCAGGTCCGAACGGTGACAAGGTTCCAGGCATCAGCACATTTGCCGGAGGTCGGCAGAGCTCAAAGGTCATTGGCACGGCATGGATCCGAAACGGTCTAATCTATTGGAAACCCGACCTGAACAAAGACGCGCTTTCATTCGGTGCAGTTTGGGATGGGACAGCATACAGGGATAATGAGGGGCGGCTTTGGGCCGCTCCGGAGGAGGAATAAATGAAAATCGGATTAATTGATGTCGATTCTCATAATTATCCGAATCTTGCACTTATGAAGATCTCTGCATGGCACAAAAGCCAAGGTGATCATGTCGAATGGTATGAACCATTAATCGGTGGCTGGTATGACAGAGTTTATATGTCAAAGGTGTTCAGCTTCACGGAGGATTATCAGTATCCGGTCAATGCCACAGAGATCATCAAAGGCGGGACTGGCTACAACATCCAACTGGTCGATGGAAAAGAGATCTACACGAAGGACAGCGAGCTTCCTGATGAGATCGAACACATCTATCCTGATTATGACATTTATTACATCACGGACACAGCATATGGATACATGACAAGAGGCTGTCCGAGAGGATGCGATTTCTGTGTGGTGGCGGAAAAGGAAGGACGGCGTTCGCATACTGTCGCAAGTCTTGGAGAGTTCTGGCATGGTCAGAAGTACATTGAACTGCTGGATCCGAATCCGATCGCTGCACCAGAATGGCGGGACAACTTCCAGCAACTGATCGACAGCAAAGCGTTTGTCAATTTCAATCAGGGCGTGGACATCCGCCTGATGACGCAGGAGAAGGCAGAAGTTTTGAAACAGATCCGACTGAAGATGATCCATTTTGCATTTGACCGGATGCAGGATGCGGACATTGTCCTGAAGAATCTGGAGATGTTCGTCCGTGTGACTGGCTGGGAACGGCACAAGATTCAAGTGTATGTGCTGACCAACTTTGACACGACCATTGAGGAGGATCTGGAACGGATCTATAAACTGCGGGAACTGAATGTGTCGCCGTATGTAATGATCTACGACAAGGAACATCTGCCGAAACGACACGCGCTCCGGAAGATGCAGAGATGGGTGAACAGTAAATGGATCTTCAATAGCGTGAAATCATTTGAAGATTATACAAAATAAGGAGGAATAAATGGACATTGAGAAAATCAAAACACAGATGTGCGACAACTACTGCAAGCACTTTGCAGAGATCCGCGCGACATTTGAGGACATTGACCGCGGTCAGGAGGAGCTGGACGGGATCTGCGAACACTGTCCGCTGAATGAGCTGGATGATGTCGGATTTGGTAGTGCAATAAAAATCTCAAAGAATGACAAAGTCATTATCGAATCAACAGTTTTCCTCAAAAAAGATGTTTTTAGAGAGATAGCGGA